TTACTGTCCCAATTCTTTCCCACAACATGAAGTGTTGTGGATCTTTATCTTTTCTATGGAAATAGATTATACCCAATTGTGATTTTCACTAACATCCTAAAATATTAATTCCTCGAGTGATGACCTGGATTAGTATGTTTAGTAATACCCACCCCTTCGAAGCTTATCAAGCTATGAACCATGATATGTGTGTAAGGTAGAACCTATGGCACTTTCATTAAATTGTAGATTTGCTTTAAACGTAGCAAGCGTAATTTTCTAAAAAACTGGTGATGCTATCCTCTATGGGATAAGTGGTTACTTGAAACTATTAAAAGGGATCCGTCCGATTAGAACCGGATAGGATGTTCTGTTCTTGCAGTATGCCGAATTTTAAACCCCCCCATCAACCCAAAACTGTCGCAGCCAGTCACTCTGCCCCACAAATTGAATACTTTCGGATTCCGTTTGTGAATGATACCCCTACCGAAAAGCTTGACGTTAAATTAACGAATTTTTTGACTACCGCTAGTCCTAATAATTCGCCTTCTCGACGTAAAAAACGAGAAGATAAAACTTCTATACGTTCTGATAATAATGTTTTTAAACATCAGGACACTTTTCAGAAATACATGAACTCTTTGGACTTGAATTTATTCAAGTATAAGGCTGTTTATGTGTATCTGATGAGATTTTCTGCCGTATTCTATAATTTTAGAGTCGGCTCAACTTTAGATGATATGTCTGAAGAGGCAATCGAAGAAATTTTAGCATCTTTTAAAGCAACTGTTCATAAAATGAACCAAGAACTCAATCCGCGCACAACAGATAGGATTGTATCTTTCGTTCAATATTATATGGACATTTGTCCATCATGTCATTCTTCACCTGTATATGCAAAGCTCCATCTTTTGCACTTACTGATCTTTTGATGAATACTCCCTTCTCCGCTTCTGGAGAGGGTGGAGGTCAAAATCTCTTTGAGGTTCTTTTTGATAGCAAGGCTTGCAAAACTCCGGTTTATCGTCTAGCTTATTGTAAAGCCGTGGCTCATATTTTCAATCTCGGCATTTCCGATGCTGATCTTTTGGCCACTAATTGGGAGGATCCAACTCATCCCAGTGTAGTACTTATGATGTCGCGTCATGCCATTCACAGTGAGTTTCTCACATTTTTGGACCCTCAATTTCTTGAGAGTTTTAATAATCAATTGCAATTCGCTGCTGAGCATGTTTATGATCCTGCACCTTCTGATGATGGTTATGATTCTGACGTCGTGGTTCCTCAAATGGGAATCTTTCCTGACATCAATATTAATCATAGCGTCAATTTTAAAGACTTTGTTTTTCCTCCGCAATTTGAACAGATTTTGAATAATGTTCAACAAACTACTGCTACTACTTCTAATATAGCTACTAGTCTATCGGAATCAACTAATCATGTCATTTCAGGAGTTACTGGCACACTTAAAGCAATGCTCCCTCTTGTAGCTGTTATTGCCTTAGTTTATTTGTGCACATCTGATGCACGGACTTCGGTGTCTAATAGACAGATGGCTGCTGGTATAGTATTATTCCTTTTGGCCAGTGAGGTGACCTCATTTTCTTTTAAATTGACTCCTCTATTGGGTCGTTTGGCTGCATTACTTGATGTTGAGCCGGAACCTGATGTTGTAGTACCTCAAGTTGGCATGGAATCTATTATAGATATCGTGGGATTGATTTATTCCGCAATTATTTTGCGCTATTTCCCTTTGAAATCCCCGAAGAATCTTATGGATTCAGTTACTTCTTTTTGGAAGGCTAAACCAGCCTTGGAGGATATTTTCCTTAAATCTTTTGAATTTATTCAAGGGATAGTTAATACTTTTATTCAAGATCACACTAATTATAAGCCGTTGAGATTTTTTACTGCTAATGAACCACGAATCAATGAGCTTTTTAAGACTATTGATGAACTCACTGAAGAATTTAATTCTCATAATTTGCCTGCAACTGCAAGTAATTTAGGTAGAACAAAGTCTCTTCTATTGAGAGTTACAGGCATGTACCGGGAGATGAAGTCTTCCGATTCTAATGCCCGTTTATTGTGGTCTGAGATAGTTAAATTGCAAGGGATTATAGCACATATACAATCGCGTAATGTTTCCATTATGAGTTCTCGTCAAGAACCTGTTGTTTTACTTTTAGTTGGTAGTGCTGGAGTCGGCAAGTCTATTGCCGCTGAATACATAGCACGTGACCTGTCTACTATTGATGCAACTCCAAGAGAGATGGAAGTTATAAGAGGAAATCCTTCTGAATATGTTTTTGTTTATGCTCCTGAAATTGTGCACATGGATGGTTATCGTCAGGATAACAAAGTTCTAGTTTGTGATGAATTTATGCAGATCAGAGATTCCATTGGTACATCTAATCCCGAGATTATGAACTTTATCCGTGTTGGAAGTGGATTTCCAATGCCTTTACCTATGGCGCATTTGCATGAAAAAGGAGCTGTTAATATGATTTCTAAGTTTTGTATTTTGACGTCTAATGACATGAATATGCATTTTGAATCGATCTGTGCTCCCGAAGCAGTTCGACGTAGATTTCAGTTTCCCTATATGGTTATACCTAAACCTAAGTATTGTAAGAATCCGGAGGCACCTCATCGTAATCAAGTTTTTGATGTCGATAAGTTGCCAACAGGTTCTTTCAAAATTGACGGAGTTTCTAGAGAGGTTACTATTTTATCACCTGATGTACAATTGTTTATTAAGGTTGATTTTTCCTGTCACCCTTCACAGTTGGATCTGAGTGTTGATCCTCTAACTTATCAGCAATTAATGAGCAAGATTAAGGAGGCTTATGAGTTACGGAAGTTTTGGAGAGCTGCCCAGCTTTCTGAATTGAATAGGCCAGGTCGAGAGATTTTCTATGATGCTGAAGATGCTTTGGTACCTCAGTCTGGTATTGAAGAAGAATATAGGGGCTCTGATGATGCTCTAATGCTTTTTGAAAAGATTTTTCACCCGTTTCTTACAGATGAACTTCGTACTGAGTATTTTATGCGTTTGACGGGTGTAGCCACATGTCTGGACAAGGATTGTGCAGATGCTAGCATTTTATTTATGCTGGACACTCTGATAAATCATTATGGTTTAGACGAGGCTGAGAATCGAATCTTGTATGCCACTGAGTTCTTTTGGCAGACGGATGAGAATTTCAAACCTCCTAGTAGGAACCTCTTGACAGTTCGTGTCAGTGATTTTGCTCTGGGACTTTATCGAGAAGCTCTCAAGTTTTCTAAAGATTTTGTTATATCTCCAATGGCTAAACAAATTTCTGAATTTATGTACGATCCAGAATATACCCAGGAAAGATCTTTGATAAGAATCTTGTTTTCGTTTACTGTTGCTGTTCAGACTATCAAATATATGACAGGGGGTAAGAAGAAGAAGGTTAAAGCTCTAATTAATCCTCAGTCCTTTAATCTGGGCGATAAAATGGCCAAGAATAAGTCGGTTAATAAATGGACGAATGACCAAGAGTTTAAGGGACTCAAACCCCAGATGGGTTGTTCAGCCGACAAAGGTGGTTACGATCGTATGATGAAAATTTTTAATAACAATGTTTGGACAATGAAAGTGGAATCGCTTGAGTTTCCGGGAGAATTTGTTAAATGGGGTTTAGTCACCTTTGTTAAAGGTCGGCTGGCTCTGATGCCATATCATTTCGTCACCAAAATAGGATTTTATATGCTTAATGAAGGAGCTTTGGCTATGGTTAATTTTTCTCGGGCTGAGAGGCCTAATATTAATCATTCATTTCCTATGCAGGATCTGTATGCTGAACTTGAGCTTGTAGGAATGAGTGTCTTAGATGATATACGTTCTTCTAGTGTTAGAATTAATAATGGAGATTTAGCTTTAGTTCGAATACCTTATGGTCAGCCTGCTGCTGACATAATTTCGGTGTTTGGTAAGTTAGATCAATCGGAATTTATTCGTACTAATCTTCACTTTAATTTGTGGGGATCTCATGAAGGTAGAAGAGAAACTCTTACAGGTTATGCTACTGCCATTGATGAGCCTCGTTTAGTTTCACCTGATTGGTGTGATAACTTTTATCTCAGGCAGGGTTATAAGTATCCAAATGAAACCAATTTGGGCGATTGTGGATCCTTGTTTGTTATTGTCAATTCGGCTCGTGCCGAAAAGATATTTGGAGTTCATGTTGCCGGAGGAGGTTCTGAACCTCACGGTTACGCCCAATCCGTATGTCAGGAAGATATTTATAGTAAGATTTCGGAATTGTATGAGGATGTTATCATTGATATTGTTTTACCAGATATGGTATTACCACAGAATGGCACATTTATAACTGAGTCCAACTGTCTTACTATTGCTCAATTACCTTCTGATATGATACCAACTAGAGTTTTTTATACTGATATTCGAAAATCTTTATTGTACAACATGGTTTCACCTTCTCAACAGGCTCCTGCTAGCTTGAAGGTTCACTACGTTGATGAAGTGAAGATTGATCCTTGGGAAAAAGGTTTAATGAAGATTTGTCAAAATTCTCTTTATATCCCTCCTCATATTGTGACTGATGCTGCGAATAGTTTGGAATGTAAGATCTTTGCCGGTGTTCATAAGTTTAAACCCTTTGTACTAACTGTCAGAGAATGTTTGTTTGGTGTTCCAGAAATGCCTGGTATGCGAGGCGTTACCCGTTCTTCTAGTGCGGGTTTTCCTTATACTATTCCTGGTCAGAGGAACTTCAAAAAGGAAATATTTTCTTTTCCTGATGGCTCGAAAGCTCAGGATAAAGTTATAGATGAATTTGAAGAGATTATAGCAAGGCATCTTGTTGATCTCCGAAAGGGTCGTCGACCCTTTTTTTACAAATGTGGCTCATCTTAAGGATGAACGTAGACCAATAGGTAAGAGCGCTAGACTTTTTAGCGCTGGTCCTTTTGAGTTGTTAATCTTGAATATGATGTACTATGGTTCTTTTGTTGCCTTTTTTATGGCTAATAGAATAACTAATGGTAGTGCCGTAGGAGTCAATCAATATTCCCGTGAATGGGATGTTATTGCACGTGAATTGCTAAAGTTTGGTAATGTCACGAATATAGGAGCTGGAGATTATTCCGGCTTCGATGGTTCGCAATTACCAGTTATCCACAATGCTATTCATGGTATTATCAAGAAATGGTATAAGGATGAAAATGATGCCATACGTGATCTCTTGTTTTTAGAGGTCACGAATTCTCGAATGATTGTACATGAATTTATAGTTGAATGGGACGGATCACTTCCTAGTGGTCATTATCTCACTATCGTTATTAATACTTTGTATAGTCTGATGAATTTTCGGATGTCTTGGATGATATTGCAGTTGCCTATCGACTTATATAATGACAATGTTGTTGATGTAGCAGTCGGTGATGATAATGTTTTTGCTGTTAATCCAAAATATGCAGATTCTTTCAATGAAATGACATTGCAGGCTCCTATGGCTGCATTGGGCATGAATTATACTACAGAACTCAAAGGTGTCGCTACAGTTCCCTTGCGGAAGCTAGAAGAAATTGAGTTTCTGAAGAGAAAATGGTCGAGAGATGAAGTTCTCGGCATTTACGTTGCGCCCATTCGTATGGAGGTTATTCTCGACATGCTGAATTGGACTAAGCGTACTAAGTCATCTGTTACTAGTGAGCAGATTACGATTGATAACATCGTTATATCATTGAACGAGTTATCATTGCATACCCGGGCAACTTATTTCGAGTGGCATCCCAAGATTCTTGATGCCATCGAAAAGAAATTGCCCAATGCGGTTTATTCCAGATCTCCTCATATGTCTTATGACATGAGGAGAGGTTTGGTACTCAATGATGAGTCAATAATTTGTTGACTAACCGCCAACCTGTGGAGGTTACAATACGTG